AATTAAACCACTGCGCCACGGTCATGCCTTTTTTTGCCATTAGCTTTTCGCGCTTACATTCATCAACCACCACATTGGCCGCTTTAATACAGGCGTTATAAATGGCTGGGTCAAATGTCATGTTGGGGTGCTGCCTAATTACTTCGTCACTAATTGCGCTAATAAGCTTCATTTGATTTATTTGGTATTGGTCGCTCATTTTGCCACCCCGTCAACGTTCTTTTTAATCACTTCAAACTCAATAACCCATACCCAAGGGTTTTCATGCCAGTTTGAATAGATAGAGTTCCATACTTCTTTAAACCAAACTCTAGGAAACCCAAGAAAGTTGCTTAAATCAAAACCTTCATTAATAGCGCCCACTTTTGTTATTTGCTGCACTCTTTCGCATCGAACATCAGTTACACGCAAAGTTAAGCGGCTGGCCTTTCTAGGCATATGAATAGAAGGTTTCCATTTAACTTCATCTAACTCTTCTACGCCCTTATACACAGCCCATTCTTTTTGTATGCAATATTCATTGCCACAACCTTGATCAATAAATAATGTTCTATCTGCTGGGTGCTCTGCATCTGCTTCATCAAGACGGCCCAAGCAAAATGTTTCACGAACCCAAATAAGATAACCAACTTTACAAGGTGCGGCATTAGCAGTTGCATGCCCTGCTACTATCGGCAAATAATCAAGTGAAGAAGCAGCGCCCCATTTAAAATCCCAAAAAGCACCATTCTTAATAGGCTGGTTTTTTAGCGGTCTACGTGTAACAGTTTTCCGCCCGTCCATTAGCGCCTTAACCATTTGCTGATTAAATATCATTGGTCTGGTTTTCATTTCACACCTCGTCTAAAGCTTTTTGGTACACCTGTTTCATTAAGCGCTATTTCTTTAAGGCCCATTTCGCGGCGTTTGGCGTTGTTGTTATCAAAAAACATATACGCTTTTTCATAATCGGCTTTCGTTGGTTTGTTGCCATCGCGGTGGTAAGCATAAGTTTCTGCGGTTTCACTAATCATTGAATAAGCCCTCCAACGAGTACGCATTATCAATGGCGCGCTGTTCGTAACGCTGTTGTTTTTCTCTTAGCGCGTTTTGTGTAGCTTTAGATAGGCCTTTATTAACAACACGGCGGTTGCAGCCGCTTTGCTGTTGGTATGGTTTGTTTGGTTGTCTTAGCATGGTTTTTCACTTTGCACCCAAGGCGCGGTTAGTTAACAAATATCATCAGCCGTAGGCTTATGATCCAGTTTTCTTACTTTTAATGTTTGTGCGCTTTCGTGCTCAATATCAGTTAAGCAATGCGCTGGTAACCAAGAACCCGATGCAGGCTCTAAAAAATAAGTCGTGCCATTAAATAAAACGGCATCGGTAAATAAACCGTACCGTTTTATTATTGGCCTTCTTCTTATAATGGGTTGTTCGTTTAATGACTGGTTTTGATGACCGGTGCTTAAAATAAAACCAACGGCGCTTAACACTAAAACTAACGATAAAATTAAGCCCGCAGCCACAAATAAGCCTGGTGTAGTTAATAAGTCATTCATTAAGCCACCGCCTCAATTGCTTGCTGCTCTTGCAAGACGTAATAAACACCTTCACGCTCGTAACGCATGGCCCATACTTCTGCAATGTGTTCGTTATTAGGTAAGTTTGAGCGGTGCCAGTCTGTTACCGCCGCCTGCATAGAACCATGCTGGCCTGTATTAAAGCCGCAGCTGGTGCAGTAAAACGTAAAAGGCTCATTACCTTTTTGTAAGTGTAATCGTGGCGTATTGCCGCAGCTTAAACACCCCCTGAAAGGTGAAAACCGCTTAAGCTGTTCTGCGAGTTCTTTTTTGTTCAGTTGCATTAAAAACCTCCTTTAATACCGTGTTATCAAATCCGTTTAATAATTCGTGCATGCAGCGCCAGTGTGGCAACCAATCACGAACCCAGTGATGTTCATTAATGCTTAACAGTTCGCGCAAGCGCTTATTCGTGTGTAAATTTCTATCTGTTAACGTTAAGCTGCGCCAATTTTGCATGGCTAAAAAAGCCATGGCTTTAAGTGTGGCGGTTTTCTTTTTCCTAAATGTCTTTGTTTGCTTATCTAAAAAGCAGGCCCACAAATGAACCGCAACCACCTCTGTGTGTTGCCAGTCAGCATCATCACAGTAAGCAAAATAAGCAAACGAACACATCGGCTCGTTTAACAAATGAATAGACCTTGTTACCTTCGTTAAAAAAAACACATTGTGTGGCGTAGGGCAGCTCGACTTTTTAAAGCGTTGAGTTTGTGAGCCGCGCACCGGGTCGGTGTAAATGCGCTCACCAGACTCCTTATCTTTAAGTGTGGGGCGTTTGTGGGGATTGATAATCATAGAGCCGTCAAAGTCCAGCTGGCCGCGCGTTAGCGCATGTACGTTTAGCGCTTCTGCTATGTCATTTCGTACAGCCTGTAGAGTTTGACTTAATAGCATGATTACGCAAAATCCTTGTCGTTTTGTAGCTCTTTTAATACGTTAATTGAAAAGCCACCATGCTTAAGCACTTGCTCTATTTTTTGTACGCTTGGGCTTTTTATTTTCCCTTCGTAAAATTTATAAAGCCAAGACTCAGTTAAACCCGCTTCACTGGCCACTTGTTTGAGTTTGCTTTTACTAACCGCAATGCTCTTTAAGTAATCCATTGCCTCAGTAATTAAAATTGAATTGCTTGTAGTATTCATAAATACTCTTCTATAATGTTTATTTAGTATAATATTGCTAAGAAATTTTAAATCAAGTATTATTTTACTTAAGTTAGGGATTATAATGCTAATTATGGAAAGTGCAAAAAATATTCACAACAACATACGTAGACTCGCAGCCGAACAAGGCCTTAATGGCACCGAACTGGCAAGGCGATCAATACGCTATGGGGGCGTGTCTCAAAAAACAATCAGTAACATCATGCGCAAAGACGGATTCGATCCGGCTTCGGGTAACCTTGGCATTAATAAACTTGAAATTTTAGCCAAAACACTCAAAGTAACGCCGCATCGTTTAATCATGCCTGTTGATTCTCACGAGTCGTTTACAGTTGACGAGCTTGAAAGTTCTTTGACGGTAGCGCTTGAAACGCTCGCAGAAATGGAAATGATAGAAACCGAGGATTTTGAAAAACTGAATAAACTGGTTGATATGATAGCTGCCGCTCAATACTCAGTATTAGTGAGAAAAGAGGACAGCCCACTTAAAACAATGGTTAAGTTCTTTGTTCGCAAGATGAAGGGGTAAACTCTTCGTTTTGCGCGCAATTGTTTCTTAACTCTTGCCCCAGCCGTATAATTTCACGCTTTATTTTAACGTTTTGGTCTACATGGGCTTTATTGAAGCCGCCGTTACTATCAGCGTCTTCTTGAATTTTTGCTAACTCTTTGGCCAGCTTTTTTAACTCACACCCAATAGGGTCTTTAATACCAAGCTCATCTTGCTGGTAAGACCTAACAACTGATGTTTTGTAGTGTTTAATAACCCAAAATAAGGCTATGAACGCGAGCACTAAAAATGCCGCGAGAACTCCTGTTACGGTTAATATTGTCACCGCTTAACTCCTTGTTACCTTTTAAGTAATATATAAACTGATATACCGATGGAAATGCTAATATCAAAACAGTTGCAACATACAGTGTTGGCCCTGTGGCCGCGTAGATCAAATCCATTGAGGACGAACCCGCGCTTTTAACAACATATGTCAACAAATACACCGAAATTTGCACCACACTTCCTACTATAAGCAAAATATCAGACAATATGAACTTATTATGAATATTTTCTGAAAATAACCTAAAGCTAATAATGGAACCTATTAACAGCAGTTCATACAAGCACCAGCCTATAACCCAATAATTAACGCCGTTGTTAAATAGGTAATCAAATAAAAACAACTGCGATACTGCATTAAATGCCAATGTTATAAGCGCTAAATGAAAAACTTTCCTTACCTTTATACTAAAAAGCAAGCAAACACTAAGCGCTATAAAATAAACTTTTTCAATACTTAACGCATCGAGATAACTGATTATAGGTTCCATCCCTGACACACCTTTAAATTATTTTGGTTTAGTTGGCCACGTACCACCACCGCTACCCGAATAAGCCGTTGCACCATCGTCTTGCGCTTCAGTGCTTTGCGCGTTTTGCTCTTGCGCTTGCGCCGAAATGCTTACCGTGTCATCTTTCAATGTATCGGCTGCTTGGGCTTGCTCAGTTTGTGATTGAGCCGTTGTTGTGCTGCCTAAAACTACTGCGGCAGCAGGTTGTGAAGTGCTATTTATTTGCATAACGTTTCCTTCGACTAGTCTAGTTTAGCAGACTAATTCAGATTTTAGTAAAATATTACTATTTAATGGAATCAATTTCTTGATCAATTCGATCTGATTCCGTATTATCTGTAGGTAATAGCTTACTATGAAATTTAATAAATTTTAATTAATTTTTGAACGATTGGTGATTCAAGGACAAAGAAAAGCCGCAACAAGTGCGGCTAGATTCACAAAGAATTGAATTAACAAGTGGTAAATATGTTTTTTAGACTATGTAAACAGGTCGGCAAACCAAATAAACATAGCGAGTGGTACTAATACGTTAGGCGGCAACCTAGCAAATCAGCCCTCTCTAAATTACATAAGGTAAGACATAGAAAAAAACGAAAGTTACTATGAACAAACAAACAAATGTAACTGCACACTTCGTATTCTATGTCTTACCACTTGTTAATTCAATTGCTTTTGTGAATTTAAATATTTGTTTAAATGTTTAATTATACAAGTGCAAAAAATATGCAATCAAACAACTTTTTAAAATGGTATAACGACAACTTTTCGCGCGGTGAAGTGGTAGCCAGTCATCTGGATATTGAAATTTCAAACACAGCTGCAGAAATTGGCGTTGATTGGTCGGCGGTATCTTCGCGCGTATCATGGCGTAAAGGTAAAGAGGGCAAGGTTAATGCCACTGGTAGCCAGCTTTTAAAAGGTTTTAAAAACTCGGTTGGTATATATGCATCACTTGAAACATGCCGTAAAACGGGTGTTGAATACCCACTAATCACATTTAAAAATAAAGGCGGCGCTGGTGACACGGTTGTATTTAGTGGCTTGTCGTTTTTGTGGGATTTATACAAAGAGCAAATAGGCAAAACATTATCACCCGCCGAAATAACCCAGCGGGAAAACGAAAAACGCGCCAAGGCGGAAACCGCCGAACGTAAGCAACAAGCCGCCCTCCTAAAGCAGCAACAAGAGAACAAAAGGAGAGCGGCAAACGTTAGCAAAGAACTTGTTGAACACAACCAACTGCCACGTGCAGTTTCTTTCGTTTATACAGATAAGAAAAAAATAGCCGGTATTTTAAACCATGTTGATGCGCGCCAAGGGCAAGACAAACATGGTCACTTCATTAGTTTACAACTACACGACACGCTAAACCGCCCACGTGGCCTGCAACGCATTTACGATAAAAACATTACTAAGCCTGATGGAAAGCAAACTAATAAAGAGTTTACATGGGGCATGAACAAAGACGGTGCACACCTTGTAATTGGTGACATTGCCAACGCTGACCGTGTGTTTGTTGTGGAAGGTTTTGCAACGGGTGCGTCTGTGTTTTTAGCCATGCAAGCAAATAACAAAACAGATAAAGTGGCGGTAATTGTAGCGCTGGATTCTGGCAACATGGTTAAAGTTGTTGATCAATACAAAAAAGAGCAACCACACCTGGTGCTGCATTACGCACTAGATAACGACCAACACAAATGCAAACAAGGTAAAGGCAATGCTGGTGTACTGGTAGGTATTAACTTATTAGCTAAACATAAAGACGACCGCGCATTTTTACCAAACTTTGAATTGGTTGATAATGTTTTTCAAGCAACTGACTGGAACGACCTGCACGAATACCGTGGCTTAAAAGAAGTAGCAAAACAATTAAACGGTAATAAGTCGCGCTTTAAACTGGCTGGCGATTTATTTGAACGTGCCTTAAATAAGCTGCAATACGTAAACAACACCGAACTAATGAAAGAAGCACTTGTTGCCGCGAACGTAGGCATGCAAGTGGGCTTACCTAAATACCGCCCATCTGACGTTGTAAAACTTATTCGTACACATACGGCCCATGCTAAAGACCGCATTAACGTAAAACAGCTAAACGAAAAAGTAACAAAAATATTTAAAGCTAAAGTACACGCTGCACAAGAGTTTCGTTCGTTTTCAAAACGCATTACCAGCGCTAAGTTCAGACCTGAACACATTACGTACAAGCGTTTTAATTCTTCGGTAGTTACTGACGAAATGCTTAATTATGTAGAGTCTAAAACGGGTGATATTGTTATTGTTCGTGCGCCAATGGGGTCGGGTAAAACTCAAAACCTAATTAAGCCGGTTATGTGGGAAAATGAACGTTCAGCGTTTTTTGCACACCGTGTATCGTTAATTGGTGGTGCATGGGATGCGCTAAGCAAAAACATGCCAAACGGTTATGCCCCTATTACTCACTACCAAGATCCAAACGTAAAAGATATGCTGCCGGGTTCTAACAAACTGGCCTGTTGTATTAACTCAGCGATTAAAGGCACGTTTGCACCACTATTAAATAATTTACACGCGCTTTGTATAGATGAAGCCGCACAAACATTACGCCACACTACAGCAGGCAGCGCCGTTGCTTACCCTGTTGCCGTGTTTAATAAAATTCTGCAAATGGTATCAACCACACGTGACCATATTGTATTAGCCGATGCCGATGCCAACGACACCCTTGTTGAATTTTGCGAACTGGCATTAAAAAGACGTAATGCTTACTTAAAAGAGTTATACGGTGAAGATCACCCTGATTGTAAAATTCATGTGGTTGATGCCGTTACAGACTGTTCAAACACAAAAATTTACTACACCAATTCAGACACCGCATTTGTGCGCGCCGAAAAAGACGTGGCAAACGGCTTTAAAGTGCTAATTGCTAACGACTCAGCTAAAGACGGTGAAAAACTGTATACGCATTTGCAAAACAACTACCCTGACAAAAAAGGGCTGTTTATAGATGCAGACTCTAAACCAGAGAAAAACATTCAAGCGTTTACGGATGATCCGAACGGTGAAAGCTTAAAATACGATTACGTTATTTACTCGCCAGCTATTAGCTCGGGTGTATCAATTGAGAACGGCCACTTTAACCGCCATTACGGTATTTTTTGTGGAACTGTTGCACCAAGTGATGCAATTCAAATGATTCGCCGTGACCGTAAAGCCACTGAATTTATTTTGGGCCTGTCTACATTAAACAGTTCGCGTGAAGAATCGGCCATGAATATGTGGTTAGGTATGGTACTGGCCAACGAGCACAGCCAGCTTGATGTAAACATTAATAAAGAAACCAGCAAAATTGAGCTAACAACGGAAGACCTAGAATTTGACCGTTTTAGACTTGAGCTAATAGCGCAAGAGAACAAAGCTAAAAACGACTTTGCTAATAACTTGCTGTGTATTTTGTTTGCCGATGGTTACAAGTTACACCAACTTGAAGCCACCGAACTGGAACAAGAAATTGGTAAAAGCAAAAAAGAAGCAAGCCGCGAATTATTAAAAGAAATTGATATGCAACGCCACTTGGATAACACAACGCCAAGCGACAACGAACGCGCGCAACTAAACGAACGTAACAACTTATCTAAAGACGAAAAAGCACAGTTAAACCGTTGGGCCATTGAAAACCAATTAATGATGGACGTTGATCAAGAGTCGGTAGAGTTTTTTAATAAAGGCGCTTTACGTAAAGTTAAATTATTTGAACTACTGCAAATGAACGCAGACGATGCAAAGCGTATAGATAATGCAGAGCTATCGGCAGAGGTTCACCCTTCCACTCGTTTATACCTTGCTAAGCAGCGCCAAGCGTTAAAAGACTTTTTTGAAATAGCGGGCTTTGATAGCAAAACGGGCAAAGGCAGCGCCACACCTGAAAACCTAGTAAAAGCAATGAACCACTTAATTGAAGGTGACAACATTCATGTGTTTAACAGCTTTTATAAGTTTGGTGGCCACATTGATACATTTAGCCGCCGCATGAACCCGCTAAGCAAAGCTAAAGCAATTATGCAGGCGCTTGGCCTAACACTGAATAAAACCCAGCTGGCAAGCGTAAAAGAGGGGTCTGCAAGCCGCCTGCGCTATTCAATAGAACAAGCTGATTGGGCGGTAATGGCTGACATTCAACACAAACGACTGGCTAAAAAAGTAAGCGGCTATAGTTTGGAACATCTGGAAGGTATTACGATCCAAGCAATGCCGGATAACTATATAGATAACACCGATACCGTGGATGCACCGCAAAGCCCTAAAATAAAGGCATCTAGCTGGATTAGCGCATTTAAACAAGCCGCCGAAAACCTAAAAATACCGTTAGAATTAGCGCCTAAAGTCATGGTTAAACTACGTGAAGAGGGCCATATGAGCCAGCCAACGCCGCCGGATGGGGCGCAATCGGTTATTTCGCGTATTTACAACGGTTTGGTTGGTCAATTTAGGCCGCAACGGACTTAAAAAGCCCCCAAAACTCACCTAAAAAATGCATCGGCTTAACTGCCGAGGGCTTTATTTTGCCAGTAAATATGTGCTTTTGTGATAATTAACAATTAAACAAAAGCACATTTGTTTATTTTTTTTAGTTATACTTTAATTAACAACACCCCTCCCGCTACCCATAGGAACAGCGCCCTGCGAGGGGTTTATTATTTGCTGGTTATAAAAACAAACAACCTGGTGAACTTATTAGCCAGACATTGAAAATAAACAAATGAACAGTTAAACAAATACACATTTAAACAAGCAAACAAAAACCCGCTTAATGCGGGTTTGTTGGTTTATGGTTGTATGTATAGGTAGTTCCGTTTTCGTATCGTACTTCCAGTACGTCACTATCTACAAATTCATGATCACCTGAGTGGTATTCAATTTTTATGTCTATAATTAGTGGGTGCTTGAATGGGTTTATTTCATCTATGTAAGTTTCTTTACGTTCAGGGTAAAAAATATTACGCACTAGGTGTGATATATCTTTACCACGCAGTATTATTACGTTACTCATTACACCTCCTTTCAATACGTTCTTGAGTGGCCCAA